ACTGCTCCACGTCCGCGCTATTCTTGAGCGTGAATTTGTAGGTGGCGGCCTGCAGGAACACCGTGGCCCGTCCCGCCGAGTCCAAGATCACCGGATTGGCGTTGGCGACGGTCAAAGCCGCATTGCTGTACGTGGCCTGGTCGGTCACCGTCCCGCTGATGTAGGTGTAGAGCTTGCCCCCTGCCAGGGGATTGCCGTTGCTGTCGAGCCCCACAAACTTGGGGCTGGGCATAACGAGGCCGAAGGCCATGTTAGACTGCCCCCTTGGCGTTCTTCGCGTTCATCGCCCGCGTACAGGAAAGGCTGCTCCGGATCATCATTCCGCTCGTCTGGGGGACGCTCATCGCCGCCCTCCTGCTGGCGCTGGTTGGAGACCGATGGGGCTGGTAGCCGCCTCTTTCACCGCCGACGTGGCGCCAAGCCGAGAGAGAATCTCCGACACTTCCGCCACGTTGTTGGCCTTGATCGCCTTCGCCAAACGATCCCCCCATATTCCGACCTTCATCTGATTGTTGCGGAGCCAGTTGGCCGCAAACGCCATCAACGGCACCTTGCCGGAGGCAATCTCCGCGGCGCCGACGACATGCGCCGGCAGGCTCACCGCGTCTCGATTGGCCGTGCGCTGCTGCATCCGATCGAGGACTTCCTGTGCCTTGATGGCCTTCGCTTGCGTGCCGAGGGCTTCTCTCGCGCCGGGCACGGCATCCTTGACCGCGTCACGCTGCGCGCGCTCGACGGCCTTCTGCGCTTCCATCGTCGTGCCCTTCTGCTCGCCCCATTGTTTATTGGTGCTCCATCGGGACGAGGCGCGGGCGGATACGAGGGCTTCCTTCGCGGGCACGGTGTCGCGCAACTTCCGTGACACCTCCGGTACCCACTGCCCCGACTCGTCTTGCACCAACTTGATCACGTCTTTCCCCATCGGGCCGTTCAGGAGTTCAGCGGAGGCCTTCTCGAGCAGCGCCACATCATCCGCCGGCATCGCCTGCTTCGACGCGGAACGCTTCAGCGCCTCGATGTAGCGCGCGGCGCGTGTCGCGGCATCCGTGGGCGCGTTCTTCACCGACAACGCGCGCTGTAGGTCTTGCTCGGCCGAGACGATGAGCTTCTGTGCCTTGTCCGGCGTCGTGAGGCGGTTGTCGATGATGAACCGCACGAGTGATTTCGCCTTGGCGTCCAGCCCTTCGCCCATCGCGCCGCTGATGCGTTTCAGCGCCGAGACGGTCGGCTTCACCGCCGCTTGGACCGCACGCTCGCTCAGGTTCGTCAGGCTGGCGGCCGTCGCATTCCGAGCGGCCTTGACCACCTTCGGGGCCACTTTCGGCAGCGCCATCGCCACGAGCAGGCCAGTGGTCTGCCCTGCCGCGCCCGCCACGTCACCCGAGGCCGCCTGTTCGCCAATGTTCGCCGCCGCCGGGCCGACACCAGGGAGCAGCGCCGCGCCCGCATGGCCTGCGGCTTCGGTGTACCGACCCTCGCCAGCCGCCGTAAAGCCCTTCGCCGCTTGATCCACCGCCGCATCGTAGAGACTGCCGACGACCTCGAGCTGGGTCGCCATCGCCGGAGGGACGAAGCGCATCGGGCCTTCCGTGCGCGGAGTGACCATCGATTTGGCGAGCCCGGCTGCGCCTTTCACGGTGGAGGCGATCGAATCCCCGAGACCTGAAGCAAACCGCTTCGCGGCGGACTCCTTGGCAATCTCACCCAACGTCGCCAGCGGCGGCGCCTTCGCTTTCGGTGTCTCTGCTTTCAGCGGTGCGCCGGCTTTCAGATCCCACAGATCGGCCTTCACCTCATCCGGCATCTGAATCGCCGCGAGACGACGTGCGAGATCATCCGCGTCGGACGCTTGATCGAACGCATCCCACGCATCAGCCCGCAGGCGATCCGGAATGGGCGCGCGGCGCAGACGATCGGCAACGGGGTCCTGTGGCATCGTTACTTCCGAAACGGATTCTTCTTCGCCGCGGGCGCGCTGTTATAGCGCGACGTGTCGAAGTTGGCCGACTCCAGTGAGTCCACAAACCGCTGGCGCCGTTGCACGATTGCCTTTTCCAGCCCCTCCAACTTGCTCTTCGCGACGGCGGGCGGATCGCCAATCGTCGGGAGGATCTTTTCGTACTTCACTTCGTCTTCCTTGCGAAGCACGCCGCCTTCCAACGCCTTGCCGATCACCTGCTTGACGCGATCGATCACACCCTGACGCGACTTGGCATCGCTGCCCCAGCCGGTCATTTCCGTGACGACGTTCGGGAGCATGGCGCCGATCTTCGCGCCTGCGCCGGTCACGGCCTTGCTGGTTGGTGTGGCCTGCGTCAGATCCGCATCAGGAAACAGCGTCGCCTTCAGCGTGCCGAGATCATCCAGTGACGTGTCGAACTCCGCGATACGCCCAGCATCACCAGACGTGACAGAGCGGCCCTGTTCGCGCGTGCTGGCCGGCTGCTGGCCCACCGCTGCGCGGGGATCGACGAACACCGGCTTGCCGTCAGGACCGATCACCGCCACAGGGTTTCGGAACGGTTCGTCCTTCGGCTCACGCGGCGGCGTGTACGGCTGCTTCCCGATGGCATCCTTCGGATCGACAAAGACCGCCTTGCCATCCGGGCCAGTCACAGACACCGGATTCCGGAACTGGTCCGGCGGCGGCGCTTCCGCGATCACCTCGTTTGTGGCACCGCTGAAGCGCTTGTTGCCAAGCGAGTAGTCATCCTTGGGCTTCTCGCTGCCCATGATCTGCTGCCGGATCTGATCGGCCGTCATCACCGAAAACACCGTCTTCCGCAGAAACGGCGCGTTAAACTGCTCCGGCATCTGATCGGCACCAGGGATCCGCTTCTCCACGGCGTACGCGCGCAACTGGTCGTACTCAGCCTGTGCCTCAGGCGGGCTCATCTGCTGATAGCGGAGCAGCAACGATCCAGCCTTCTGCGCCGCCTCACCAGCCAACTCAGATGCCTGAATCACGGCTTGCTTCTGCGCGCTGTCGGCCTTGTCCCACAGCTGCAGCGCCGCCATCGGATCGATCGGCGTGATGCGCTGCGCCGCCGACTGGAAGTCAATGCGCCCCGTCTGCGGGTCGATCGACTCCCGAAGCGCCTGATCCATCGCCTTCAGCCGTTCGGCATCAGCCTGTGCGGCTTTGCGCTGTGGCGCCTCGGCCTGATACTGGCCGATAGCTCCGGCCGCCTGCCCAGCGATGCCCGCCAGCTGCTGGCCGAGGTTCGCGGAGATGTCCCCCTGCCGCAGAATCAACGCGGCCTGATCGTTGCCGCGGCGCCGGGCGAGTTCTGACATGCGCATCGTACCGGGGGAGGCGTCATACATCTGCGGAACGAACGGAATCACGGTGCGTGGCATTAGCGCGCCCCCAATTCAGCCAAGAAACGCTGGCGTTCCTCGTCCATGACCGTGCGCTTCCACGCATCCTCAACGCTGTCCCGATAGCGCCGGTATTCCTGATCGTTGCCGTAGACCGCGCGCCGGAAGTTGTCATCCGACTTGAACACCATCTCTCGATAAGCATCGTCGCTCGTGCGATTCCGGCGGGCCACGTCACGATCCAGGCCGGCCTGCTCACCGGCAAACCGCCGCGCGCGTTCGGCTTCATCCTGCGCCAGACCCGCGCGCCATGCTTCCATCTTCGGGGCCAGTTCCGCCTGTGAGCCTTGGAACTGACTCGCAAAACGCGACATCGCCGCATCGGTGGCCCGGTCGTACTGGCTCTGTGCCGCGGCCGTGTCTTGTCCGAATTGCGTATCCCGGCCGGTTTCGTTCGCGTCCCATGTCTGGAAACTGCGATCGAAGAGATCACGATTGGCCGCGTTGTTCCGGTCGTAGGCGCCGTAGCGTGAGGCTTGGTTCGTGTTGAACGTGTCGAGTGCGCGGCCGAAGGCGTTGCCGTACTCCTGTGATGCCAGCTCGGAGGCGTAGTCCTGCAGCCCCTTGAACGCGCCGCCAGTGCGCGACAGTCCGCGCGCGGCGTTGGCATTTTCGAGCGCTTGGAGTCCGCGCCGTTCGCGGAACTGATAGCCCGGATCGTTGGCTAAGGCCGCCGCATCCGGAGCCGTGAACGTCGCCGCGTCTCCAAACTGCAGCGGATCGGCCGTCATGGTGAAATCCGTCCGTCCCGTCCGCGTCGGCGCCACATAGGTATCCGGCAGATTCAGCGTTGGCGCGGTGTATGTGGGCGCGCCCAAGGCCGACATCGGCATCGGATCATCCGGCCCGCTCGACTGCGGCGCGCGCTGCGCATCGCCATTGGTCATCGACTGGCTCCACCCCTGATCCCAGCCGCTGCCGCCCTCCCAGCCAAAGCCCTCCGGGGCGCCGATCTGCGGATCGCCGCCGCCCGTTTGCACACCACCCGCGACATTGATCGGCATGCCGGGGCCGCCGCCTGACGACTCGTACTCCGGCGCGCGCACCATCCCGGTCTGCCCGCCGCGCATCCCCATAGGCGCCGCGCCGCCGGACCCAACGGGATTGGAACCGGCCGGCGGTTGGCCCAACGTGCCCAACCCGCTCATGCTCGTATCGCCCGCGCCGTTCCAGTCCCAGCGGCTCCAGCTGAAGGCCGGAGGCGGCTGAATCCCGCCGCCGCCGCCCATGCCAGGATTCGGCCCGCCGCCGATGGGCGCCCCGAGCGCGTTCGTCGGATTCGCCGCGCGCCACGTCTGCCGCGCCTGCCAGGCGGCCGGATTCGACGCCTGCAGGCCGGCGGATTGCTCGGCGCTCAAGGGCTGTCCGTGCCAGCCGGGCGTGTTGCGCCACGGCTCGTTGGCATCGGTCCAGCCTTGACTGGCCGCCAGATCCTTCGGGCCGAGGACATTACCCTGCTCGTCAATCGGCTCAAAGTCGGTGTTATAGCGTTGCCCGCCCCATTCCTTCATTTACACTCTCCACTGCAGATTGCGGGTCCGCTGGGCGCGTGCGCGCGCCAATTCGCTCATGGCAATCGCGTCCGCCTCACTGACCGGCGGCGGGGCGCCCTGCTGCGGCTGACCAGCCATCGCGGCCATCGACACGTCACCACTTCGGCGCGGGGCCATCTCCGGCCCAGACGGCAGCGCCAAGCTCGCCATCGGCACGTCAGGCGGCGGCTCCGGGGCCGTGGGACTCGGCAGCGACAACGGCGCGGGTTCGTTCGGGACAGGCGTGCGCGTTTGTGGTTGCGTCTGTGGCGCCTGCGGCGTGTAGGTCGGGTTGTCCGGCTGTACCGCTGTGCCCGGATCGACCTGCCACGCCAGCGCGCCACCTTCGGCGCCCGCGCCGCGGCCGTAATCGACCGTGAAATCACCCTGCCAGTTCGAAAAGCGGAACGTGTCGCCGTTCACCTCCGTCACACGATGGCCGAGGGCATCCATGCCGGGCCGGATGTACTGGTTGAACCACGCGGCCAACGCTGCTTTGTCGTTCAGCGGCGGCGGCGGCGCCTGATTCGCCAGATACGCAAACGCATCCTTCGCGCTGCGGCCGGTGTTCTGCTCGCGGTTGAAGTCGAAACCCTCCATCGCGTGATTCGGCCGGAAGCCTTGGAACGTTTGCGGCGTGGTTCCAACTGGCGCTGGTGTGGGTTGCGGGCCACCCACCGGCAATGTCGAATTCGGCGGATTCGTGCTGCTGCTCGGCGGCGCCGTGGTCTGAGACGCGCGATACTGTTCCGCCTCCGGACTGCTCTGCACACCGCTCACGGCGCGCGAGACCGATTCCGGCGAATAGTCCCCGCCCAGCCACTCATCGATCACGCGCGACGACTCCGGCGCCCGGCCCAAGTACTGCTGGTAGGCGTTCCGAACAGCGTCGTAGGCTTCCGCGAAGCTAGGCATACGCCCCTCCCGCCATCGCACCCATCGGCGGCAACCGGAAGCCATGCCGGATCAATTCGTCGAGCTGTTGCGGGCTCAGGTCCGCCACTTCACCAGGGCTCAGCGTCCGGCCATCATTTGGCGGCGCGGCCGGAGGCGCAGACGCCGTGGGCGGCGCGCTCGGCGGCGGCAGACTAGGCCGCGTCGGCGGCGCGCTCGGGCGCTGCGGCATCGGCGGCAGGGCGGACGTGGTGGGTACTGGCGCGGGCGGACGGAACACCGGCCGCTCACGCGGCGGCGGCGCGGGCAGGCCCGCTCGAGCACTCAGGGCACCCACCGCGGCCTCTCCGGCCGCTCGATAGGGTTCCCGGCGCTGCTGGTCGAAGTTCCACCGCTCTTGATCCGTCGCTTCCGCGCGCAGGCGGTCTTCTCGGGACAGCTCGAAGCGCGCGCGGTCCTCAGAGCGGTCGGCGTCGTAGCGATAGCGGCTTTCTGTGGTGTCCGATTCGTAGCGGCGCTGTTCCTCGGCACTCTGACGGGACAGTTCCGCCTGTTCGGCCTCCCATTGTTCGCGCGCGCGCTGCTGCAGCAGGTCGAATTCCTGCCGGCGGCGCTGTTCCGCCTCACGCTCGAAGGCCATCGCATCCTGAGACGCGCGGTCCTGTGTTGCGGCGGCGCGACGGTTCGCACTCCCCGCACGGTTGGCGGCGTAGATCGATCCCCCAGCGGTCGCGCCAGCGGCGATGATCGAGGCCACGACTACCGCGGGCATCGGGCCCTCATCGGCAGTATGAATGTCTGCATTGGCACTTCCTTCCCACCCAACTTTTCGATCAACCCGCGCACGAGCGCGTCATCGGACACCGCGCCAGTCCAGACGATGTCCACGCCCCAGCGCGCGGCAATCTCGCGCATCCCCGTTAACAGCCGTTTCACGACGCCAAACGCGCCACGATGCGCCGGAGCAATCCAGACGCCCTCGGCATGGACGAAGCGCACACCGAGCCACACCCCGACGATCTGGCCCTCGTGCTCCACCACGAGCGCTTGCGTGTCCGCCGGCTTGAACACCGTCAAGGCGTCTCCAAGCCCCGCGTGGGCCAACTTCGGCCACTCTTCGACGGGCAGAATCCTCGAGGTATACGCGCTCATGACGCCGCCACATAGGTGATCACGCCGCGCAGATCGTCCGTGCTCAACGTGGCATTCGTCAGCGCCGTCCCCGTCGTGCTGAGCGCCGCAAACGTCGCCACACCCGAGGCCACGAGCAGCCGCGCCGCCGTCGCTTCCGTCGTCGACGAAATCACCCCGCCGTAGACCGAAGCCGTCGTCGTCGCCGGCACAAACGGCAACCCGCCCAGCGACATCGACGATCCATCCGCCGTGACGGGATACGTCACGCGAAACGTCGCCTGTACCACCGACCCGACCTTCAGATAGGTGCAGTTGCCGGTCATGTTCGTGAACACGAGTGAGGCCCCGCTGTTGTCAATCGGCGTCCATTCACCACTGACACCATTCACGGCGAGCAGCAACGCGCGGAACCAGCGAATCCAATCCCCCGTCAGCACCTTGAGCGCATCGACCACCGCAACTTTTTCCGGAAAGGGAGCCAACATGGTCAGTTCCCCGTACTCGGGCGCAACTTCAAGACCGCGCCCTGCATGCGCCACGGCACCGAGTCGTACATGGCCACTTCAAACACCCGCCGCCGCGCCGACCCCAGCCGACCCACAATGACGCGCGTGTTGTACGTGCCCAGATGCCCAGCCCCCAAGTGATAGCCAGCCGAGGCCGTGTATTCCTCGCTCCAGGTGTACCCGCCGTCGTTGCTGTAGCGCAGCATCACTTGCGGATTCACAGAGGGCGCGACGACGTTGCCCACGCCGACATCCATCAGAATTTGGAGCTGGCTGTAGAAGATGCGCTGATCCTCCCGAATCAACCCAGGCGCCCGCCGCAACCGCCGAAAGGGGTTGCCGTCCACGTCGGTGTAGACCGATCCGTCGAGCGCCCACAGGTCGCTCGTCTCGAGGTCGCCCAGCAGATGCACACCGAAGTTGAACGTATGGAATACCGGCCGCCACGCTTCGTAATCGGAGTCGTCGGCATTCCACGTCCCCAACTCAAACCAGTAGCCCGTCGAGAGGTCGTAACACCACGTCGCCTGCTCCGTTGGAAACGTCAGGATGTAGAACGTGTGCCCCTGAAACTCCCAGCACTGGCCGATCGCGTCGTCAATGGTCACGTACTGGTCGAAGGCGTACTGCAGCGCCGTGGTGGAGATGATCTTCGGCTGCGAACCCACCGCCTGCACCACTTGCCCGCGCCCGAGTTCCGTCTGTGCGAGCCAAATCACCGTGCCGGCCGCTGAGGCCGCTGAATACGGGGCCGCAATCCCGAACGGGATGAGCGCGTTCGGCTGCGGCGCGAACGGAAACGGCGAGGTGCCGGCGTCGTACCAAATTTCGCTCGTGCGCGTGCCAAAGAGCCAGATTTCCCGACCCACCGACGGGGTCAGCACAGAGACCCACGGATCACCGGCAATCGAGCGCTGAGCAAACTGCGTCGGATCCCACGTCCCGCCGTCGAACAGATCCGAAATGTAGAACGTCGATGTCGCGGTATCGAGCGAGATGAAAAACCCGTCGAGCATCGCGCACATGTCGGAATCGCTCGGCAACTCCGTCGAAAACGTGTTGCTGGCCAGCGCCAGCATGTAGCCGACATCACTGGCCGAGATGAACAGTTCCCCGCCGCCGTCGCCGTTGTAGGCAAAGCTCACCGGCGTGTTATCCGCCCACGCCACGGTGCCACGGACGGTCTTCGTCCCGTTGCTATTGATCTCGATCAGCGTGTCGCCGTAGACCGCAAACGAGCGGCCCGCCGCCGTGTAGGTGCCTCGGCAGGGCGCCGCGCCCGCATCCAGAAACGATTCCACACCCGGCCACGGATAGAGCGCCGCGCGCGTGCTGCTGGTGGCCGTCTTCGGGAACAGCTGCACGTATAGATTCACCGTGCGCTCCTGATCCGCCAGAAGGCTCTGTTCCGTGAACGATCCGCCGATGAACCCGGGGTAGTCCATCTACGCAGACCCCGTGTAGATGTTCGCCTTGTGGTAATTCGGCGCCAGCGCCGCATCCACATACAGATCAGTCAGCGTGATGTTCGAACGCTTAATGTTGGCCGTCGCGGTCTTCGCGGCCTCCATCAATTCCGGCGAGATCACCGCATCGAAATCCGGCGCCACTTCGACCGCCAAGGTGTCCCGCAGATACCGCTCGTAACCCGGAGGCAGACTGATCGTCGCGCTCGAGCTGCTCGGCGTCTCGACGGCCACGGGCGCATAGATGGCACCCAAGAGCGTCGTTGAGGTCGGCACCTGCCAGAGGCGCAACGTCGCGAGTCCATCCGTCCCATACGTCCGGTCGTAGTAGGCGTACGAGGGATAGACCGCCGTCAGGGACTTTTGCGGAATCGCTTGGTACGCGTCATCCGTCAACAGCCCCATCGGGATTTCCAGATCGGGGTCTTGCGACGTATCGACGAAATTCACGTTCCGCACGAAGAGCGGCCGCGCGATGTCCACGTCCCCGCTCGGGCCAACCGTGTAGTCACCTGTGCCGGAGACGATCGTCCAGGTGGTGCGGAGGACTTCGTACATCGTGAGCCGCTCCGTTCCCAGGCCGTTGATCAGCAGTTGGAGCGTCTGGAAGACGTGTGCGGCATCCTCGGCCGCGGGCGTTTCAGCGGCGGCGAGATACCCGAGGCGCCGGAGCGCCAGCGTGCCCAAATCGGCCCAGGTCATTGGTCCTCATCATCCTTAGTAGGCCACTGCGGTAATCGACAACACGTCTGAGGCCGCCCACGCGGTGGCGGCACCCGTCGCCACGTCCTGGTTCTGGACCGTGATTGAGGTGGTCGAGGATGCGGTCTGACAGGTGCGCACCGAGGCCCGATTCGCGGCCTGCGCGGTGAGATTTTGAATCTGGCAGATCCACCCCGTGGTCGCCGCTGGCATCGTGATCACACCGGCGGATGCGGTGCCGCCTGTGCCGACGTTGATCGTGAACGCCGCCGTGCCGTTGCTGGCCACGATCGATGGAGACGTGCCGAAGCCGGAGGCGATGGTTGGGGCGGTCGCCACCATGAGCACTTTTCCAAGAAGCTGATAGGTCGCGCCGGACGAGCTGACGTTGAAGCCCACAGCGTTGACGTTGCTCTGTCCGACGACGACAGTACCGTCCTTCCGCACATAAAACAGTTCGGTAGTGCCAGCCGCGCCGCCGAGAATGTCCAACACCCGAGACGCGCTGGCGCTCGCCGTGTCGGTGATGGTGATGCTCGCGCCCGTAAACGTCACGCCGCCGCTATTCCACGTCTGCGTGATGGTGTTCGGAGCGGATGCCGTAATCGTACCAGCCGCCAAAGTGACGGAGCCAGGAATGACCGTCGTCGAGCCGTCCGTCGCGATCCGCACGCTGCCCCACCAGCCGATAAACACGGAATTCGCCATTTAGGCGGGCTCCTGTGCCGCGATCTGTGTCCACACGCGAATCTCGCCATCCAACGCGATCAACTCGCGGTCGATCTGCTGCGCCTCGGCCTGTAATTGCATCAACTGCTCTTGCGCGGCCTGCCGACGCAGATACAGCCCGACGCTGCGCTGATGCGCCTGCTGGAGTCGTGCCTGCGGGGTCATCGACTCACGCTCCACTGATGCTGACCGTGGCCGTTCCGCCACCCGTGATCGTGGAACTGACCCGCGCCCGTACCCACAGGCCCGAGCCGAGGCTGACATGGGCACACAGCTTCACGGTGCCGGTGAAGCCCGAGGCCGCCTGTGAGATCAACTGGCTCCACGTGCCGGTGTAGGACGGCAGATCGGATTCCTCGATGATGATCGTGCCCCCCGAGGTCGTCCCGGCGGACGTGAAGGTCACACAGACATCCTTGTGGCTGCCCAGCACTTGGAATGGGACACTCGTGCCCGTCGTCACCGCGTCCAAGAGCAAGAGCGGAGGCGTGCCGGTGTTGGTGATGTTCATACGCCTGCGCTTACGACGGGTTCGCCATCAGGCCGCCCGCCGACGCCGACACGGCCGGCATGTCGATGTAGGAATTGGCGAGGCCGTTCGTGTCCCCGAACTTGGTCACACCGACCATCGCGCAATCCTTGAAGATCACCATCCCGCCCGGGGACGCTGTGGTAAAGCTCAGGAGCGCCGTCATCGCCGTGGAGGTGCTCTTGATCGCGTTGATGAACGTGCAGCGCGTGAACTGGTTGAACCGATCCACGCACCCGTTCCCAGTGCCGAGAATGCCAAGCACGGTCGCGCTCGAGGTCATGAACGGGAACACGCAATCACGGAACATGTTGCGCGGCGTGGCGCCGGCGAACTCCACCGACGCATTCGCGGCGGCGCGCGTCACGGTATCGAGGCCGATGGTACAGTTCTCGAAGAGGTTTTCCCCCGAGCCGCTCGAGCCGATCTTCAGCGAGCGCGAACCCGCATCCGCAGCCGAGGTCGTATCGCCCATGCCAGCGATGTGACAGCGGTTGAAGTAGTTGCGCGATCCGGTCACGGTCATGCAAATCTGCGCCGTGGTGCCCGTGGTGAAGCCGTCGAACCACGCGAGATTCTGGAAGGAACAGCCGTTGGCCGAGACAGTGAAGAAGTTCGCAAAGGCCGTGGTGGTGCTCGACGGCGCCATGCGCGCACGCTGCGAGATCATCACCGGGGAGCAGATGCCCACCAGATGCGTGGCGCCCTTGGCCCAGGTGAACGCGCTGTCGATGCGCTGGGTCGCCCCAGTGCCGCCGTTGGCGAGAATCGCCACCGTGTCGTTCTGGCCGGTGGACGTGCTCAGCGCCGAACAGGCGTTGTAGGCGCCCACCAGCGTGGCTTTCGGCCCCGTCACGCCATCCCCGGCCGGAGTCGGTGCCAAGCCGTTGTAGAAGTCTTTGCCGTTGAGGGCATCGCAGAAATAGACGCTGCCCTGTCCCTGCGTCAGCCCATAGAGGGTCGCAAAATTGCTGTTGATCAGCGCCTTGTCGTCAGCGGTAAACGCGCCGACCTGTTCCACGAATCGCATACTCTCTCCTTGCGCCTTTAGAGCGCTCTGCCCGTCGCTTTAGGCGGCGGGGTCACTGACTTTGGCGGGACGGCCCCGGCGTTTCGGCGCCGGCACATCCACGACGTGTTCATCGGTGGCCGCTTCGTGCGCGGCCACTTCCGCCTTCGCGGCGGCACTCATGTTGCGATCGACGTACGCGCGCTCGGCGGCCGGGATCGCGATTCGCTTGTCGTAATCGGTCGCTGCGGCCTTCTCTGCGGTCGCAGGCGAATCCGCCCAGCCACGGGACAGGAAATTGCGTTCCTCAGCCTCGTCCTTCACCAGCCGCGGAGACGTCGGATCGGTAGCGTGGTAGATCGCCCGCGGATACGGCCGATACTGGTACGGCGGAAACGTCATCGGCACGCCGTTGATCGTCGGCGGATCGGGACGATTCTTGAGCGCGTGCAGCCGTTCAGCGGCCTCTTCACTCAGGCGTCCACCATCAATCGTTTCGGGTTGAAATCCAACCGAACTCATGTGCAGCATCCTTCTGAAAAGGTGCGCGGGCGGTCATGGAGACGCCGCCCACGCACTGGGAACCTCGTTACGAGATGGAGAGATCCACCGCCGTCACCGTGCCCGCGTACGGGCCGTTCAGTGGCGTCCAGATCGCATTGAGCGCGATCAACTGGATACCCGTCTGCCCACCCGAGGGGAACGTCACAGTGGTGTAGCCGCTGCCGGCATTGCCCAGGCCGGCGGTATACGCCACCGTGTGGGCCGCCTTGCCGTTGCTGCAGATCGACATCACGTCGCCATCCTGCAGCGCGGTCGGATCGGCCAGCGTCATGGTCAGGCCGCCCGTGCCGTTGAGGACGTGCAACCCGACCACAGGTGAAATCGCGCCCGACGCCGAGTAGCTGTAGCGCGGCGCGTTCGGCTGCGCCGGGAACGCCGACGGAGACGCCGACGCCTTGCCCGCATTCGGGAAGTCATCGAAGCCCGAGCCGACGACACACTTGGCGCTCGTCGGATGCGCGGAGTTGTAGGTGCCGTTGTAGCCGCGAATGACCGGAATTCGAGTGGAACCCGAATCCTGATCGCGCGGCTGATACATCAGCTCGCCATCGACTTCGATGTACTTGCCTTTAGCGAAGCCAGTGGCCGAGGCCACCTTGATCGTGGTGTCATCGACGCCGCAAGCGGCCGAAAGAGTCGTTGCTGTGACAGCCATGTGCGTGCCTCCTTAGCTCTGCACACGCACGGCCCAGTCAGGCCGCAGTGTCTTGAATCCGTAGATGACATCCAGGCGGCTCGGGTGCTGGTCGGTCATGATGTCCGACGCCTCCCAATACCGCAGGCTCAGGCCCGTCTCCGGCGCTCGCACGCGCGCCGCTTCGCCCTGCTTCGGCATCACCAGATCCGCCGACGCCATGCAGAATGCCTGCTTGTGGAAGCCCAAACCCTGCGGGCTCACGACCGCCGTAGTGCCGAGGACGTTGATCGTCGCGTTGTCGGCCGGCGAGGCCACCACGGTCTGATACGCGCCGCTCGTGATGATCGACGGCGCAATCGTGATCGTCATCGCGCCAGTGGTATCCGAAATCGTCTCGGTGACGACGAAGCGCTGCAGCGTGGTCGTGCTCTGGTAGCTCTGCGGGTTCACGCTGTAAACGCCGGTGGACCCGGAGCCGATCGTGAACACGTCACCCTTGTTCAGGGTGGACGCGCCCGAGGACCAACCATCGGTGATGAGGGAGGCGCCCGTCTGGGTCGCGCCGTTCACCAGTGGCGTGCCGGCATAGGTGCCGTAGGTGTGGGGCTTGATGTTCACGTCCTCCCACATCTCTTTCCACTTGAGGACGTTGCTGCCCAACTGGCCTTCGCGGAACGCGCCGTCAATGACGGAGCGCGGGCCGAACAGCGCCAGATTGGCGTTGCTGATCGCCGTGCCCATCAGGGCATTGATCACGACCGTGCGGCTGTCCATCGGGACGGCCGAATTGGTCAGATCGTCCGCGGCCGAGAAGTAGACCGTGTTCGCGGTCGGAACCGTGCCGGGCGTGCCCTCGGCCTGGTACACGTCCTGGTAGAGCCGGCCCAAGCCATCCTTGTCCATCGTGTTCGCGATCTGGACGGCGGCGGGGTTGACGTACCGTTCGCGGGTTTCCTCGATCTCGAGCGTGGCCTGACGCGACGACCATGACCATGCCACGTTGGCCTGATCGGTGATGGTCACGTAGACGATCGAATCGGTGAGGCCCTGAATCTGGATGCCTTCACCCTTGCTCGTGACGAAGCGCTGCGGCAGACGGACACCGACGGTGCCGCCGACTTTCGTACCGGCGACAGAAAAGTCGTCGCTGAGTTTCTTCGTGATGCTCCGGACAAACCGTGTGGAGTTCTTCGCGACCCGGAGCACGTCGCGCCCGATCCACGTCGGGGTAATCAGGGTATTGGCCATCGGCTATCGCCCTAGTCGCCTCGATTCGGCCTCTTTGGCGTCCCAGTAGCGGAAGTGCTCTTCCGCGCTGGCGTCATCGCCTGGAGGGCCGTCTGAGACGACACTGGACGCGGCCCCGAGTGGCTTAATCGGCGGCTTGGCGTGACTGATCGGTTTCGCTTTCGGAGCCGGGCCACTGGATACGGCGGCTTCCAATCGCGCTTCGAGCTTGTTCATCTGGCGGAACACCTCGAGCGGAGCCCCGGCGCCGTAAATGCGCGCGTGCTCCTCGGGGTGTTCGTGTAAGTGGGCCATCAACTGCGGACCCAGCTCGCTCTGGCGAATCACGTCCTGCATGGGACGGGACAGCGGGAGCGGGCTGGCTAGGACGGCATCAAAATTCGGGATCGTGGTGCGCGCGGCGTCGAGCCGTTCGGAGAATTTCGCGTGGATCTGCGCTTCGCGCTGCGCGGCGGTCTGTGACTGCTCGCGTTGCGACTGCTCACGCTCCCAGCCCTTGCGCTCCTGCCGAAACACCCACTGGGCCTGCGCCTTGACGAAGTCCTTGTAGGACTCGAATTGATCTTCGGTGGGCTCGGTGTCTTCGACCGGCGCGGGACGCTCGACGGGCGGCGCTTTCGGCGCCTTCAGGGCGGCGATTTCCCGCTCAAGGGCGGCAATCTTTGTCGCCTGCTCGTTGACGGCGGAATCGGCCTGCTTGCGATTGGCGAGTTCGGCGGTCAGTTCATCGATGCGCGCCTGGTAGGAGGATTTCTTCGGCTTGGGCTCCGCGGCGGGAGCCTCTGGCGTCTCGGAGGCCGGCGATTCGACCGGCGTATCGGTCAGCGAGGCAACGATCTGTTCAGCGGATTCACTCGAAGACGTGGACGTGATCCCGTCAACGGTCGCAGTTTCCACGCCTCAGCGTGAATGAATGGCGTGCTCCTGTGATTTTTGAGGCACCCGAAATTCGGGATATTTTTCAATGGCGCGCATCCACCAGCGGCGCGTGAGTTCCTGTACCGTCATGCCGTGGTAGTCGGCAAACAGCCGAATATCCTCCGCGACAGAGCCGGTCGTGTTGAAAACGAAGCGTTTCACGCTCCGGCGTTCAGCCGCGAGACGGGGACGGCCGCGCTTCACGTCGATTCCCCTGGATCTTTCCAAGGCGGCGCTGGCGGATCTTCGTCACAGAATGGACACTCCATTGAGGTTCCGACGCTCACCATGCCGGTCGGACGGACGTGACGATGCCCGCATTCAGTGACCAGCACTTCTGCCGCTGGATGGAAATACAACGACGGCAATACCTCCACTACGACGCGACTCATTCCGCCTCCGGCCGCATCGCCTCACGCTCAGCCGCCCGTTCCGCACTCTCTTCCGACTGCGCAAAGTTCGTCTCTGACGAATGCCGCGCCTCATCCGCCTGTGCCGAGGCCATCGTTAGCTCATGCCGCTGCTCGTCTTCGCGCTGGATCTGCTCGATCCGCGCTTCCATCAACAGCAGCTTTTGCTCGAGTTCGGCCTTCAGACGCTCTTGCGCCATGTCCGCTTCGGCCTTGATGCGCTCGATTTCCACCTTGGCAGCGTTGTCCATCTGCGCGCGCTGGGTTTCGGCCTGTTCCTTGGCCTGCTCCATTTCGAGCGCTTGCGCCATCTGCTGCATTTGCTGCTGCATCTGCTGCATTTGCTGGCCCTGCTGCGCCAACTGCGCCTGCAGCTGCGCGGCGTCCGGCTGCTGGTCTTTGTTCAGGAGCGCTTGGACCTGTGGCGGCGCGACACTCTTCAGACGCTCGGAAATTTCCGTATGACCCGGGAAATCGCGGAACTTGAAGTAAATATCCCCAATCAGCGGGAGCAGGTTCGGAGCGGCCTGCAAGACCTGCTGAATCTCGTCCGCGCCCTGCTGCATGCGGGTCTGCCACGCCTTGCCGACACTCACGGTGACGCTGTACGCGCCCTTCGTGAGGTCGTAGTGCTTCACATTGGCCGGCATCGGCTGGCCCGGCGGCACGTCAACCGGCATCGGGCGCTTCGT